ACCATCTTGAAATGGTCGCGGTCCTCAATCGTGCCTTGCCGGATTGATGAATAGCTGACGCCTTCGAGGTTGTTGGCAAGCGACACATAACTGACGCCAAGGCCAGATGCGATACCGCGCAAAATAGCTTTTTCAAACTCATCGAAACTTTCTGTGCCACTGGACGGATCAAAGGCAGTGAAGGACATACCGGCAGGCAACTGACTGAAGGTGCCAGGGCTTGCATCTAATATTGGCGCGTGATTGTCGTAATCATCACCGATGAAGCCGTCACCTTCTGGACTTGTGAAAAATCCCATCTTTGACGCGGCGACACGCGCATTGACAAGCGTGGCCTCCTCATAACCGTCCAGCATTTTAAGCCGTGACAGCACGTTAGACATCCACGGCACACCTCGCGTTTGTCCGGCGCGGTCTTGCAAATAACAGTGAATGATCTGATCGGCTGGCACAATCTTATGATGACGCTTGGTCTTGCTGCCATAGCCTTGATCGTGGTGTGGATGATCCTCGAACAGATAATAGTTGACCGGAGCCCCAGTGCGGCGATCCAGTTCAACACCCATCCGAACCTCGTTGCCGTTGTTCAGTCGGGCATCGTAACCCTCATCCAAATAATCAGCTTCGAGGAATTTCAACGAAAAGCCGAAAGGATTGCCAGCGGGGTTCTTGATTTTCTGGATCAACACCTCGCCATCGCGGGCCAGTGTTTCAATGAACAGCCTCTGCGCTTGCGACCACGACATCCGGCCATCGACTGTGCAAAAACCAGCACGGCCCCACGCTTGCCACGCTTGTTCAATGATCCGGTTGCCAACACTGTCAAGCGAACCATCATCATTGCGCTTGCGAACCTGTATCCGCACACCGGCGGCCCCGACCACATTTGTGGTCATTATTTGCAGATAGCGGCGGGCATATGGGTGGTTGCGACTGATTTCGCGGCATCTATCGCGCAAAATACGCAATGACGGCTTGATTTCACTGTCGGCTGATCGGCTGCTAGATATGAAATCACTGAACAATCTGCCAGTGTCTGCACCGTGATAAGCCCGAACCGCCTTGCGTGGTTGAGGCTTTGCTTTGAAAAAGTCAAAGATGCCCATTGTTAAAACCTCACTAGGACAGTTTGGCCGGTTGTTTCACCGGCTTCTGCGCGTTCTTTTGCCCGCTCTTTTGCATATTCCTTGCGGTAGTAATCACGCGCTTGGATCAATTCTTCATATGACATCTTGGTCAGCGAACGACCGTTGATCGAATAGCTTGAAACATCTGCATCGGCCTTGCCTTGCAGGATGCTTTCGATTTTGTCGATCATTATTTCGGCGTGAGTGCGCGGGTCTGCGCCGTTGACGTCCAGATCCTCGACAGCGGTGAACGTGCCGCGCTCGATGACCACGCGGTTGCCGGTAGCGGTTTGCGTGACCTCTAATTGCCAGTGATAAAAGCCCGCCACATATGTTGCAGTTGTTGCGCTATCTACCTCAAAGACATATGTGCCACCTGTCTCTGTGGCCGGAACCTTTATCTCTGTTGATCCACCGGCTGTGATGCGAGCGACATATTCCATTGAATAGTCGGCCAGCGGATAATCGTCCACAAGATCGGAGCGTTTCCAAAGAAGATAATCACCAATGACGATGGTTTCGGGTGCCTGACCGTCCGGTGCCTCGTCTACATCAAATCTGTTTGCCATTATTTACCGCCAATTATTGACAAAGCCGCCTTGCCGTGGTCGGCGGGCCAGTGGGTTCGGCTGTTGCGGCTGCGGTGTTGGTTCTGGTTCCGGCGCATTGACGACCCTATCGGCAACAGCGTTGATGTTCAGCGACAAGATACACAAAGCCGCATATGCGTACACGCGGCAATCTAGTGCCTCGTTCCTTGTGCGGGTCTTAACAAAGTCGCGGCGTGGAAACCCTTTGTGATATTTGGTGACGATTTTTTCACTATTAGCCAGCTGCTGATAGTATTCGTCTGACCTTCCCGCCGGAAAATGGCAATAGCCCGCACCCTCTGATTGTATCCTAAGACGCGAAAAAATCAATTCCTTGATTGGAAATGTGCCAATCGAGAACAATTTTATCTTGCCAATGTTGTTTTTTGTCGGTCGAGATACAAGTGGCCGCTGTTCACCGCCCATACCTTTGATGGCAAAAATGCGGCGGCCTTCACGCGGTCTGACGAAATTATAGACAGCTTGCGTGTAATGACCACCACTGTCGATGCAAGCGGCTCGAATGCCCAGCTGTCGCCCACTTTCGGTCACAAAACTGCCTTTGAGGATGTTATCGAGATCATTCCACAGATGCGGCGTTGATGGATCGCCATAAAGCGTTTTGTAATCAATCGACCAACTTTCTTCATCGCGGCCCCATCCGACAATTTCCAACTCTAGCCGGTCATCCTGCACGTCAACGCCAGCTGTGACGACCACAACGTCATCCGGCAGTGTGTGGCTGTAATCAGCTTCGCGGCTTTGGAAATCAATGTCTCCGACTGTTTGCCCCTCATCTTCCCACGTTTCTGCCAAAAAGGTGTTGACAAATACCCTCAAAGTCTCTGGCGACTTTTTGGCAACCAAAAAATCACGCGCAGCATCAGCAAGCGGTGTCCAAGGGCTATATAAGCCGCTTAAATGGAAACCAGCTATTTTGTGGTCTGGGTTTTGTGCAACCCATTCACCAGCCCTAACAGCGCGATAACGATCCGCGTCATCCCATACGCTGCCACAGCCTTCGCATATATAGCTGGCGGTTTCGGGTTTATCCTTTTCCCATTGCACTTGTCCCCATTTAAGGACTTGCTTGTGACCGCAGTCGTGACAGGGGACGTGATACTGCCGCTGGTCGCTTTCTTCATAGGCGGCTTCAATTCTGGACGCGCCTTTGTTGGTTGGGGTGCTAACCATTACGATTTTACGATTATATGTAAAGGTTGATGTTCTTTTCCGACCCAGATCAATCGGATCGCCCTCTGTACCGGCTGAATGCGGGAACCTGTCCACCTCATCAAAGAAAACGCACCGCACCGGCCTTGATGCCAGACCAGCCGGTGAATTAGCCCCGACAATAGCAATATATCCACCAACGAACGATTTTTGCAGCAAGGTATTCCCACTGTCGCGGCTGCGCGGGTCTTTCACCGCGTTCTTTAGGGCTGGCGTATCCCGCAGCATAGGCGCAAGCCTGTCATTACTCCACATCTTGCTCATATCCAAAGTTGGCTGCACAACAAGAATGGGAGAAGGGTCTTGCGATATATAATACCCGATGGCGTTGTTTATAATTTCAGTCTTGCCAATCTGTGCGCCGGTCATAAAAACTATCGTTTCTGTCGCCGGATCGGAGATGGCGCGCATCATCCCGCGTTGATATGGTGCGCGGTCAGTTGACCATTTACCGGCCTCTGCGCTGCTTTCGCGCGAAAGCACGCGATACTGGTCTGCCCATTCATCAATGGCAAGATCAGGCGGCGGGGCTAGGCTGGTTAGTGTTTTCTGCGCTATCTTCGCCAGATTCGGTGCCACGCAAAGGTTGAGTGACCCTGACTTCGACCTCGCTGATTTCTTTGAGTGCATCGTAAATGTTATCTTTCAAAATGCTTTTAACTTCGATCAGTTTTTCAGCGGCATAAACTTCGGGAGCCACCCGCTGCGGAAAGGCTAAAAGCTTTTGCCGCATATTCTGGCTGACATCGATCCAAGCACGCTCCACATCGCCAGCCGGTATAAGTTGCTCCCTAATCTGCTCTTTTTCCATTTCGGCCAGATCAGCGCGTGCTTTTGTCAATCTGGTGCGGTGCGCGTTGTAATCATCGCCGCTGGTGTCTGCTTTGATCGATCGCTCTTTAAGATAACGGATATAACCTTGGATGGCTGGCACTAACTCGTATCGGCCACGCTCTGCTTTTGGGATTACACCCTCTGCCGATAGCTGTTGCACGCGGCGTGGGGTCAAATCTAACAGCTTGCTTATGAAATCAAGCGGAAACGTGGTCGGAGCCATTGTTCATCTCATTGAAGGTTTTGCCGGTTTTTTCATTGACAGCGATCAAGCCGGTAAAATCTTGCCAGCGTTTCACAATCACATCGACATATTTAGGATCAAGTTCCATCAGCCTAGCTTGCCGGTTAGTTTTCTCGCACGCAATCAAAGTTGAGCCGCTGCCGCCGAAAGCATCATAAATTAGGTTTTTCCCCACATTGTCCTGCAATGCTATTTCTATTAACTCAACTGGTTTCATAGTCGGATGCATAGTGTTTTTTTGTCTTTTCAGCTTCCAAACATCACCGCGCAATGTTTTATGTCCACCAAAGTCGCCATAATAAAAAATCAATTCGTGCTGTTTATAATATTTATCAAGGTTCTGCGCTGGGTTTACCTTATCCCACACGATCATAGCTTTTGGCTTTCTTGCTATTTTTTCCATAGCATCTTTGAAAAGGTGGGCATACTGCCAAGAGCAACAGACATACATCGTTTCACAGCTTAAAAGGCTGGCAGTAAGAAAATCAACAAAGTCTGCATCCGGCATCTTGTCATTTTTGATTTTATCCCTTTTATCTTTTACACCTTGATAGTCGATATTATAAGGCGGGTCGGTGAACACCATATCGGGATGCTGGCTTTCCATCAGTTCATCAACCGCATCGATGCTGGTGCTATCCCCGCACATAACCCGATGCCGCCCTAGCTGCCAAATATCGCCCAGAACGGTGACTGGCGTTTCCGGCTCTGGCGGCACTTGATCCTCGTCAACCAGCCCCTCTGTGATAGCTTCGGCCATTAACGCGGCCAGCTCATCGTCATTGAAGCCGGTCTTGCTTAGATCGTAGTTTTCCAGATCAAGGTCGGCTAATTCCAATGCTAGCAAGTCATCATCCCATTTCGCCTCTTGGCTGACGCGGTTGTCAGCTATGCGGTACGCTTTGATCTGGTTTGCCGTTAGGTCGGTTGCAATATGGATTGGCACTTGATCCAGTTTTAGCTTGCGTGCCGCCGCCAAGCGCGTATGTCCAGCAATTACAACCATTTCAGCGTCAACGACTATTGGTTGGCGAAATCCAAATTCTTTCAAAGATGCCGCAACCTTACCCACCGCTGCATCATTTTTGCGTGGATTTTTCGCATAAGGAATTATTTTCTCAATGTCTATCGTTTTGATGTCCATAATAAAACGAAATGCCCTTTTTTAATCTGTCGCTAGGAATGTTTCGGGGTCGCGCGTTACCA